TCAATTTAGTTGCTTGTTAGTAACAAATTGATTGAATTTAGTTCCAATATCATCAATCGCCGATTGTGTAATATGGGTATATACATTCATAGTTGTCTGTAGATCTCCATGGCCCAATCTGTGTTGTACTTGTTTCAAGGATAAACCAGATTCAAAAAGTAAGCTTGCATGAGTGTGTCTGAAACCGTGAACTGTGATTTGTGGTAAGTCTGTCCCTTTGATAATTTGCAAGAGCCACTTCCGTGGTAAACTTGGTGTCATAATTCCACCTGATTCAGATTGGAACATAAAAGTAGAACTTGGGAAAGTTTCATGAAGTTGTTGTAAAATTTCCAAAGTCTCGTCATCTAAGCTGATTAATCTATCACTTGACTTAGTCTTCGTAACATCTATTTCTAGTCCAGTTTGAGTACGTGTAACAGCTTTGTTAATTGATAAAGTATTACGATTCAAATCATCCCAGGTTAGCGCTAGCAACTCTCCTTTTCGTATGCCAGTGAACGCTAGTAATCTAAACAGAGCTATCTTTTCGATGTTATCGGTTTTTTCAACAAGTTCTAAAAATTGTTTTAGCTGATTTAGAGTATAAAAATTATTACCTGTTTTACGCTCCCTCTTGATTTTTGGTGCAGTAATAGGTAAAGCTGGATTGTTGCTAATATAACCATATCTGACAGCAAGATTCAGAATATTTCGGACTAGTCCAAGGATTTTCCCGCCGTATTTTAACTGAGAACACCATTCTTCAGTTAAGTTTTGAACAAGAAGTGGATTAATATCTCCAATCGTAACTTTATCAAGTTTTGGCAAAATATGTTTATTAATATTTCTTTCCGTTTTTAAGTATGTGCTTCCTTGGACGGTTTTTTCATATTCTTTTAGCCATTGTTTAGTTAACATACCAAACGTCATACTTGATTTAGGTTTCTCAAGTTCAGCTTGTAAATTAATCAGTGCAGCTCTTGCAGATTGTCTTGTGCTGAATCCAGACCTCCGAATATATTTTCTTTTACCGTCAACATAGCCAGCATACAAAAGAAATTTATAAGCAGTAGTACCGTTTTTCTTTTTATATGATTCTATTCGCATTGCTTATCATCTCCAAATTTAACTAATAAAGTATAGTAAAAGACCTTATTAAAGGTCAATTACAGTTTTACTTCACGCTCTCCTCGACCAAAATTAGAGCGTGGGGCTTTTTTGTTTATCCATATAACGAGTAATCTATAGCATACAATGCATCTTTATCCACATTTGGATTATCTTTATTATTTCCGAATGCAAGTCCAGCTATTGTTACAGTATCTCCTTTTTTTATAGGTTTTTTGTCGAATTGGTCTTTTTCAATTATTGCACAAAATTCTTCGCCTGTTCCCATAACAAAAATGCAATAAATGTTATTATCTTCCGTCCTAGCCTCAACAAATTTACCTGTTACTTTTATTTTCTGTTTTTCATCCCATCCAGTTGTACTAACCCACTTGAAATCTTTATACTCATCGTGAACAGTATCAAATATCTCTCTATAATCTGTCCTTGTTTTCTTTTCTTGCTTACTGTTTGTCGTTTTATTGGATTGTGTGTTTGTTTTTTGGTCAGAACAAGCTACTAAAGATAATACACATAGTAACGTAAAAAAAATCAACACTTTCTTCATAAAAATCTCCCTGCCAGCTTTTTACGTGGATCAGGTATTGCACATTATTATTTAAATTAATTTTTTAAACTCATTGACAACCATAGCTTCGTTCGCTATTGTTTTTAATTTGTAAACTTTCATAAATCTGTAAACGTTAAAGTCTTTAACGTCGTCTAACGTGGTTCAGATATTACACATAGTTATTAATTTCCGAGATTAAGCGTTCAACTTTTTCCAGCATATTAATTCTCCCTGTAACTACCAATAACTTCGCCAATAATCCTAAAATCACTATCTCTATCGATTTGGATATCACTATATTTATCGTTTAGACTATGTAAAAACGCTCCCTCATTGTTTATAAGCAACTGTTTGATATAAGCGTCACCGTAATATTCAAAAACGCCTATATCGCCATCTACGAGCTCTACGGATAGCTTTACGAAGACATAGTCACCAGAATGATAATCGGGTTCCATAGAATCACCATAGACTGGGATAACAAAATCAGCGTCATAATCGACTGGTAATTCAATTGTTTCTACTTGTACATCATTTAGATACTGCCCTGTACCAGCTGAAGCTGCGTGGTCGTAGTAATTGTAAGAGAATAATTCTACTACTATATCCTTACTGTTTTCTACTGTGTTTTGTTGTTCTAATTGTGTTTCGGCATAATCAAGCACGTTTAGTTGTCGCTTGTGTTCTAATTGAGAAGAAGTAGCATTTATTTTTTGTAGGGTAGATGGGATGAGTTCGACTTGGGGATTAATCGAAGTGGGATTATCTCCAAACATCATTTTCTTAGGCGCTACACCGAAGAATTTTGCTATCTCTTCAATCTCATATATTTTAGGAGAACGCGTCCCTTTTTCCCATTTTGATATTGTCGACTTTGTTTTTCCAAGTTCTTCTGCTAACTGTTCCATAGTCAAATTCTTACTAAGTCTAAGTTCTTTGACCATTGCCGGAAATGCGATAGTGGAAGCCATATAAATTCTCCTTTTTATAGCTTAATTATCTACATTATAATTACATGTTTACAAAATGTCAACAAAAATGGCAAAAAATCAAATTCAAAAAAGTTGACTTTTTTAACACAAAATAGTTGACAAAAAGGAAACACGATGTTAAACTATAATCAAGCTTAAGGAATTAAGCAAAACGAAAGGAGGTACAGCTAATGGCTAAACACGAAAAAAAGCCTAAACACAAAGAAGTCGAGTTGGAAATTCACATTCTTTGGTTTAAGCTTAGAATCAAAAACATTATTGAATGGTAATTCAATAAAGGAAGCATAAGCTTCCTCCCCTTCGGGGGTGTGGTTATAGTTTAACATATTTAGTTGTACCTTCGCAAGAAAGGAAGCAGAAAGATGAAATGGAAGAAATTTCTTTTTGGTGATATTCATTATAAGAATGAATCAGCAGACGGAAACCAAGAAGTAGAATTCAAACTAAAAGGAGGATTAATTCCTAATTTGGTTTTGCTGGGTTTGATTATTGGATTAATTGTGTGGTTGGTGGTGAGATAAAATGCTTGTAATTGTTTTGTTTACAATTATGATTTTAGCAGTTTATTCTACTTACTAAGTAATCTGATAGAGGATGGTTGTTGGCCCCTTATGACGGAGTGCCATAGTCAATATAACATAGTAGCTATATTATTTTAAGAAAGAGGGTAAGTATATATGGGAAACATATTGCAACCACTATTTGCACTTGGTGGGTTTGGGTATTTAAATTATTGGATATTTAGTCGTATGAGAGATAGAGATATTGGAGGTGAAACAGACAAGAAGTTTATTATTGCTTTAATGTCATCTTTTGACTATCTTATTTATCTTATTTTAAGTAACTTTTGCAGCAACATGATTTGGTCTATCATAGGCGCTATTATCATTTCTCTGTTATTAACAATTTTATCACATCATTTTATTGATAAAGCCTATGGTTTAAGTAATTGGTTAAGAAAGAAAAATGGGCTTGATCAACAACTAGATATGTATTTATGGGATATGATGTCGGAAGAAGATAAGCCAAATCGTTTTGTGATAGATTATTCAGGAAATATTATTGCAAGTGGTGTTATTAAAGCTATAAGTGGTGAACATGAAGAAAAATCACTAATTATTTCCTCATTTGTAGGTTTTAATGATGAAAGACCTAAAACAGAAAAAGAACTACTGATTTATTTAGATAAAAATGATATTCAAAGCGATGTTTACCTAAATTTTGATAAGAAGATTAAAATTATTTATTTTTAGAAGGTTGTGGGAAACGGACTTTATCACTTGTTTGGGTGACTTTGCTTGTTTGGCTATTCTTCATTTGTGGTTCTTTAGTATTAAATTTTTTATCCATGATATAGCTCCCTTCTTCAAAGATATTGGCATGTCTTTATTATAACATAGGAGCAGGTGCTAGATGGGTGTTCTCCATGGTTCGATTCCATGGCTAGCTATAGCCGTAAGGCAAAATAAAAACTCCCGTGAGGGAGTAGGGAGGAAAATTATGATATTTAAAATTATTTTAATCTCATTCTTTACATCAGTTATTACATCATTATTTGTTACTAAAGGACTTGTTGGAGTATTGTCTGATTCTTGGTTAAAAATATCGGAGCAAAATTATAAAAATTCTGAAGATGTTATAAAAAGTGTAATTAAAGATCGTCTTCGGTAAATAAAATATCACTTCCGTTAATAAGAGTATCTTTTAATTCATTCCCTAATGTCGTAAGACAATATACTTTATGATCAACTGAAATAATCGCCTTTGGTGTGGAATATTCGTTTTCTTTAAGTAATTTCTGAACAGTTTCATCATTTTCAAGTGAAAATTTTTTAATGCTTGGAATAAATTGGTGACAATAAAAATTGGGATCAGGTGCAATTATTCCTTTACTAACTAAAAATTGAATTTCGGTTTCAATATTATCTTGGTAAAAATCAATACCGTTATTGTACATTTCTTCTATTTCTGTTGTTTGTTCATAATTCCGAGTTGCTTCAAAATTATGCGGATAGATTCCTTTATAATATTTACTATCCCAATACCAGTTATATAAATTTGGATTTGAAAATAAATGATTACTACTTTGAATATTAATTTCAAATATAAAACGATTCGAAAAAAAATATTGTAATAGTTTTGCATCTGAAGACGACATTTCTTTTAGTATCGAAGAATAAATAGGTTTGACAGTTTTTCTTTTATCCATACTTGATGCAATAAGTGAAGCGAATAAATTGCAAAAATCTTCATTAGATAATTTGTAAATAGAATCTTCCACTATCTGTGCGATTAGTAATTTATTTTCATCAGAAAAATATTCTTCAGGTATTTGCTTTGTAGTTTTAGCAGTAGCATTTACTAAGTAATCGACTTTTGCTTTATCTTGTATGCCTTGTTCTATTTGCGGACCTAAAAAGTAGACAATAATCGAATAAAGGGCATATGAAATTGGTTCTAAAACGTTTTTAATGGGTTTTAGAGTATCGTCAGCATTAAGATAGAAATTGTTATTTAAATCATTAACCATATTTTTACCTCACATTTTTATTTAAATTATACCACAGAAACAGAAAGGGGGTGGGGAATTATGAAAGAAATTTTGTCAAGTATAGCAAAAAGCCTTGAATCCATTGCGACTGAATTCAAAGCTCAAAATTCTTACAGAGAAGAAATGAAACAAAATATGGAACAAATGGAAAAAATAATATTAGATATCCAATCAGATCCATTTGGACTCAAACACTTAAAAGATAAAGCGTTGTCCGAAAAAGCTTCTAAGCAAAAGGGATAGCATCCTTTATTTTCTTAGCAAACTCAAGCCAATATTCTATCCTTCCAGATAAAGTCTTGGCTTGGTCTTGTTTCTCAAGTTCAGCGATAGCTTCGGTTGTTAACGAAATTAGATAAAGCGTATCGCTTGCAGCCGTCGCTGAAATATAACCATGTTTTCTAAGTTCAAAACAAGTATCTAATACATCTTCTTCAGACCATTCATTCATAATATTTTCTTTGATGAATTGAATATCTTCGAAATTGCGAGACTCTTCTTTAGAAATTTTATCTTTACGTCTCTCGTTGTATTTGACATACATTGAACTTAAAAGAAACTTGGCATCTTTTGTTAATTTATCCATATAATCACCTCCTTTCTGCTCACATTATAGCAGATTAGAGGTACTAAAAATAGATAGAAAGGGGGTGGGGGAATGCAGGAAAATGCTTTCGAGCAATTGATTGATGATAGCGGAATTAAAAAGAAAGTTATCGCGACTAAAATGGGTTTTACACGCTCTGGATTTTATCAGAAACGTAAAAAACCAAAAAAATCATTTGATGCTTCAGAGGTGGCAATGCTAGCGGATATTTTAGGGGTAGACCCCGGAAAAGTCCTAGAAGCCATTTTAATTTCATAGAAAAGTTGACAAAAATAACACAATACTAGAAAGGACACATATGACTAAAGCAGAACGAATTAGACGTTTCTACTATGAGAATCCAAATTCAAAATTAGCAGATTCGTATCAAGCACTTAAAGAATATGACATTTCTGAAAGTCATATCAAAGTGACATTGAGTAGAGATAGAAAAAATGGTGTATGTGACACCAATTATGACTATACTCAATATTTTGAATCGACTAAAGCAAAAGAAGAACTCACAGAATGGAAACGAGATGTTCGGAAAGATTTAGTCGAACAATTGCTACAAGCAAATGCAAATGAAACTGATAGTAATCAAATTCGATTGAATGCGAAAACAATTAATCAGTTGTTAGTTGAAATATAAAGAAAGGAAACATATGAGACCAAAACAATATCCGTATAGCGGAAATAAAAAAGAATCTATTGCGGTAACAATAGATTCCAAAACGCTAGCCGAGAAACTAGAGATTACTGACCAATCGAATATTTCCCAAGCGAAACACCGATTATTTGGTCTGTAAACAAGTAGACAAACGGCATTTTGAATTCTTGGTGTGAAGATGAAATCAAGGTCACATCAACTAAGACAATCACATCAGAATCAGATGAAGTTTGTTCAGTATCTGAAATTTGATGTAATTTGTCACTGATTGCATAAACTGTGTGATACTTTTCGTTTTTTTCTTTTGGTATAAAATTTCCGACATAAGTACCAGCTGCAGTTGAAATTATAATTTGCTTGTCTGCATCCTCAGTCAACATATACATCAGACCTAGAAGGTCTTGTTTAACATTTTTATCCATAGCGTTATCCTCCTTTCCATAATTTTTTGAATACAACGGTGAGAGGTCATATTCAAATAAATTATATCAGAAAGGAACGAAAGACACAACATATTGTTATGTAAATAAAATTTGAGCACAATATGTTGATTTTGGGAGAAATATTATGTGGGAAAAAATCAATAAAATAATGCTTGAGAGAAATCTCAATATGAATAAATTAGCAAAACTAACAGGGATTAATAAAAGCCACTTTAGTGATTTAAAAAGTGGGAGGATAAAAAACTTGTCTTGGACTAATATGGTCAAGTTATCTACAGGACTAGGTATCAGCTTAGACGAATTTAGATAACAACAAAAAAACCACTGCGGGAACAGTGACTTACGAAAATAACTACTTAGATTATAACACAAAAGAGGAGGAGATGCACATGGCGATTGAAATTTTTGGTCCAGATTTTAGAAAAGAATTACTTGAAGATTTAATTGCTTTAAACAGAGAAGCACTAAAAATAGCCCAGACAAAAAACTCTAAGTCTATTGAATGGGTGACGATGAAACAACTCGAAAAAGAAACCGGCTGGGGACGCACTAAGTTGAGTGAGTGGAGAGATGAAGGCAATTTTAGTTTTAAACGTTCGTCTCTCAACGGGAAAGTGCTATATGACCTAGCGGATGTCAATAGATTTCTACGAACAAGTGGATTTAGAAAAGGAGTATGATATGGAAAATCCAATGACAGGAATAGCAATACTAGCATTTATTGCTTTGCTTGCATATTTCGGCAATCGCAATAGCAATCAAAAGACAATCACTAAGACTGTTGAGACAGTGTTAGATAACTATCAAGTTGTACGAAAAGTTGATAGACCAAAACGCACGGATTTTATAGAGTTACCTACCCCAGGGTCGTGTGGGAAAGTCTGGGGCAAGGATAGACCTTTTTAAAAAGGGGGAAAATATGAATAGGTTGAAAGGATTAAGAGAATCTAAGAATTTAACAGTAATGCAATTCATTGAAGAAATTCGTCAAATTGCTCCAACAATGACTGCGACGCAATGGATAGCTTATGAACGTAGAGGAATTGTAGGATATAACGATAATTTTTGGCAAATGATTGCAGATTTTTTTCACGTCGACCTTGGCTATCTTTACGGTTTTCAACCCGAGCCTGTTATCAGAGACTTATACGCTGAAATTGAATTCTTACGTGATGAAAATAGACGACTAACTAATGAGTTGCTGGAGGTATTAAATGAATAACGATTGGAAAAAAAGATACATTAACAATCAAATAGACTTTTTCAATGACATCAAGACATGTGTCAAAGAAAGATGGCCAAATATGAAGGGGAATGATGTCGATAAAATTTCGATAGCGATTTACAGAAATTGGCCCGTAAGTGACATCAATAGCACACTAGAAGTGATAGAAACGGATTTGGAAAAATTATGAAATGTTATGTCAATAAACAAAAAAAACTAGCAATAGACATGAATTATAAAGATAAATTCGGAAAATTTAGTTCTGACTCTATCCAGATTTTAGAAGGTAAATTAACTGATTCTATTCAAATTGATGTCGAAAATGCTATGAAAGAAATTATCGATAAGTATAGTCAATTGTTTGATACGCCTATAATCGATGATTTATTCACAGAAAAAGAAAAACAATTAAAGCAATCTTATGATGTCGAAACTACATTGACAGAAATGTTCGAGGTGGAATATGAAGATAACTAAAGCGACAGAGATTACAAAGACTCATAATTGGCGCATATTAATCTATGGCAAACCTGGAAACGGGAAAACTTACTTAATTAATTATTTAAAAGGAAAGACACTGATTTTAGACATGGACCATTCGTCTAAAACGATTGCCGGAAACGAAAACATTGATATTATCCAATTTGACAGGACGCACCCTAGCGACTTTATGACTGAATTCTTGACAGAATTACCAGAACTTATCAAAGAATATGACAATTTAGTCATTGATAATATCACAAGTTGGCAATCAGACTGGTTTATCGAACAAGGTCGCAAGTCTAAAAATGGAATCACAAACGAATTGCAACAATACAACATGTGGACCAATTACTATTTACGAGTATTGACTACCATTTACAGCCAACCTACTAATATTTTTGTGACTGCTTGGGAATCAACGCAAGATTTAACGCTCGAGAGCGGACAAATTATCACGCAATACGTGCCAGATATCCGCAAACAAGTCCTAAGCCAAACGCTAGGTTTAACCGATGTTGTCGGACGTATTCAAGTAAATCCAAAAACGGGAGGGCATGGAATTTTGTTGCAGGGCAGCGACGGACTATATGCAAAAAACAGGCTCGATAATAGGACAGTTTGTAAAGCTGAAGAATTATTTAATTTTGGAGACACAGCCAATGAAACTACGTGATTACCAAGAAGAATTACTAACAGACATCAGGAGGTCATTAGCGACTGGAAATAAAAGAATAATCGTCCAGTCGCCTCCCTAGAAGCGGAAAAACGGTGGTAATGGCCCATATCGCTAAAAGCGCTACGGATAAAGGAAACAGAGTATTGTTTTTTAGCCACAGAAAAGAAATTAATGAACAGGTAGAGAGAACATTTGCAGTAAATGGAGTTAACTCAAATCTGTTAACGGTCGGTGGCGTGCAGTCGTTAGTCAGGAAACTAGACAGTCTCTCTCAACCAGAAGTAATTTTGATTGACGAGGCTCACCATAGCAAAGCCAAGTCTTACTTAAAAATCATCGACCATTTTAAAAATGCTTATGTATTAATGTTCACTGGGACACCAGTCAGGTTAAATGGAGATGGATTTGATGATATTGCTGATGATTTGGTAGTTGGAAAATCTGTCAAATGGCTGCAAAAACACGGTAATATAGCTAACTTTAAATACTACGCACCGTCCATGATTGATAATTCTGCCCTCAAAAAACGAGGTGGAGAGTTTACTAAGGATTCTGTTGATCAATCCATGAAATCGGTTATCTATGGTGATGTTATTAAACACTATGAAAAGCTAGCAAAAGGAAAGCAAGCTATCGTTTATACGCACAGCGTAGAAGCCTCTCATTTAGTCTCTGACACATTTAATCAAGCAGGGTATCAATCACAAGCAGTCAGCGGTAAAACACCTAAGAACGAACGAGAAGAAACCATGCAAGCATTTAGAGATGGAAAGCTGAAAATACTCGTTAACTGCGAATTATTTACGGAAGGGATAGACCTGCCTAATGTTGATGTTTGCATCATGTTGAGACCAACTCAATCGCTATCGCTATACTTGCAATTTGCTATGCGACCGTTGAATCCAAGAGATGGAAAGATAGCTATTATTATTGATCACGTTGGCAATGTGGAGCGTTTTGGTTTACCTAACATGGATAGAGAATGGCGTTTAGATGGAGAGACCAAACAAAAGCAATCCAATAAGATTGGTGAGCCTACCACAAGGATATGTGATGACTGTTATGCCACGTTTTGGTCCGATACTCGTATCTGTCCGGAATGTGGGCATGAAAACGAGTTAACAAAACGTGAAATTGAAGAAATCAAAGAAGCTGAATTACAAGAAATATCTGAACAAAAACAACTAAAACTAAAAAATAGAGTTAGTACCTATCAATCACCAGACCTTTGTCGAACGATGGACGAACTAACCGAATATCGAAAGCAACATGGATACAAGCCAGGATGGCAGTATCATATTGCTAAAAAACTAGGAATTTTATATTAAAAGGAGAAACACAATATGTTTGAAATCGACTACTCACAAGCTAAAGAATTTGCTTCAATTACTGATGGAACTTACGAAACTTTTATTGAAAAAGCCGTCCAAGATGCAACTAAAAACGGCGCAGACTTTATTAACATCCATTTCAGAATTCGCAAAGACTTTCAACAAGAATTTCAAAATAACATTATTTTTCATCGTATCTTTGCCAAAAAAGAAGATGGTAAATATCCCGTCGGGGCAATCATGAACCTTGCAAAACAAGCTGGAATTCCAGACGGTACTAAGTTCAAGTCCTTAGATGATTACTTAAATCAACTGCTTAATAAATGCCTTAAAATTACCGTTAAAAACGAAACATCAGAGTATAACGGTAATACTTACAATAATTTAAACGTGAAACGTATTGAAAAATCTGACATTCCTGCGATGGTTAACCCTGTGGAAGAATTTAAAGAAGATGATCTTCCGTTTTAAGCCATGAAAGGGATGATAGATTACGTAATCTATTATCAACAAAAGGGATTTTCAGTTATTCCGATTTCAAAGGATGGCAAAAAACCATTGGTCGCTTTTGCAGACAAGCCAGCTTTTACAGAGCATGAGTTGCGGCTTTTGTGGAAGGATAATCCAGATGCCAATATTGCTCTAAGAACAGATTCGTTTTTTGTCATTGATATTGATGTCCACAATGGCGTTGACGGTCTGAAAAACCTTAGAGAATGGGAGCATGCAAGGTTGATACCAAAAACCTTGCAAGCAACCACGCCTAGCGGAGGAAGGCATATCTACCTTAAAAAACCACAAGGCGTTTCCATGGCGCAAAATATCGGTTTTGTCGATGGTGTGGACTTAAAAGCTCATGTTAACAATTATGTGTTGGTACCACCATCAAACAATGCCAAAGGGATGTATGTGTGGGATAAGGTTCACTCGCCAGCTTCTGGAGAAATGACTGAAGCGCCCCTTGAGTTGATAACTGTATTGCAAGAATTAAAGCCTGTTTATGAATATGACGTCAGTAGTTTTACATCTGGAGATTACCAAGGCAGTAACAAGACAGCTAAATTATTTGAGACGATTGTCCTTGGTTTTGGTGATACAGGTGGCAGAAACAACAGTCTCGCTGAGTTTGTAGGTGGATTATTGCTTAGAAATGTAGACGTTGAAATAGCATACACCTTAGCAAGAATGGCTAATCACAAAACAGTTGACCCTTTAAACGATAAGGAGTTTGAGCGTACTTTTAAAAGTATGTGTGATAAAGAATTGAGGAGGAGAAGTGGACTTTGAATTTTACAGAGAAAAATTAAATGAGGAGCCAGGTATTGAACCAGGCAAACCTAAAACATGGTCTGCTATCAAATCCAAATTGATAGCATATCGAAGAGAGTGGCTTGAAGAGGCTGGGAAAGATGTTAAAAACTTGTCTGAATTAGCGGTTGCTATCGGAATTAATAAATACTTGCACATCATCGCCTTGGAAAACGGGAAAGTAGCTATCTATGATCCAGACCAAGGATATTACATCAAGGACTATAAATTTGCCTATAAATTAATCCATATTTTACAACCTACGTTTAATGAGACAAAATGCCGTAACGTGTTGTTTATGTTAGCTAGCATGGATAGAAAATATGGGTCGACAGATTTTGAACCAGAATATCACGATGTACGGCGATACATATTAGTTAAAAATGGCATTTATGACAAAAAAAATAAGGTGCTTTTACCTTTTGATCACCGATTTATCAATTTTAGCACTATTGAAACAGAACTTATTCCAAACGCTCCTCTCCCAACCATTGCCGGTTGGGACGTGGAGTCATGGTTACTAGATTTAATGAGCGGAGATAAAGACCTCGTCAAGCTATTATGGCAAGTCGTGGCAGCATCGTTAAATGGTAATTATTCTTATCGTAAGTCCATTTGGTTCGTGGGAGATGGTAATGACGGCAAAGGGACGTTTCAGCAGATGATCAGTAATCTGGTTGGTTTTAAAAATGTCGCTCCTCTAAAATTAAATCAATTTTCAGAACGTTTCGGTCTTGCGATCATTGAGGGGAAAACGGTAATTATCGGAGATGATGTTCAAGCTGGTATCTATGTAGACGAAAGTAGCAACTTTAATTCCGTCGTTACTGGAGAGCCTGTAAGCATTGAGAAAAAAGGCGAAAATCCTTACATGGCTGTATTTAAAAAAACTGTCATACAATCAACAAACGGGATGCCTGTATTTAAAAACAAATCAAATGGTACTTATCGTCGTATTATCATTATTCCGTTTAAAAAAACATTTTCTTCCGCAGAAGATAATTGGGCCATTAAAGACGATTACATCAATAGAAAAGAGGTCCTTGAATACGTTCTATGGAAAGCTATCAATTTAGATTTTGATAGATTTTATGAGCCTAAGGTTACACAGGATCGTATGAGGGAATTTAAGGAAGAAAATAACACGATTCTCAAATTTTTAAATGAGTATTTAGAAGATGTTGAATCGACAAGATTGCCTGTACGTTTTTTGTGGGATGTTTACCAATCTTGGTGCACAGAAAATGGTGTAACAAAGCCTAAAAAATCAAATTTTGAAAAAGAACTAGCAATCAATTTACCAGACGGGTGGGAAAAAACCAAAAGTAAGCCATTAAACTACTTTAAGCCTATAACTGATAAACCTTATTATTGGATTGACTACAATTTTCAATGGGACGAGAGTAGAGATGGTAAAAAAACAGCAGTAATTGTTCAGAAAAGTTACTAGGACACCGGAGGTTACCGCAACCGGTAACCGTGAAAACCGTTGGGAGAGTAAGGATAAAGGCTTTTGGTTACCGAGTTACTTCTATTTCTCTATTTTAATAAAAAATAATAATAAATATATATAAAGAGAGAGTTGAAAAATGCGGTAACTCGGTAACCAAATCGCCAAATCGCTTGGGAGAGTAAGGAGGATAAGGACACCACAACCGGTAACCAAGTGAGTAACCGGTGTCCAAAATAATTATATGACAACAGAATCGCTTATTCAAAACCAAATCCGTGTCGGTCTATCACAAGCAGGCTACATGGTGTTTCGCGCTAACGTTGGTAAAGTCAAAACGGCAGATGGAAGATATTTTGATACAGGTCTACCAAAAGGATTTTCAGACCTCTTCGGTTTTAAACCAGACGGACAAATATTTTTTATTGAAGTAAAAAACGAAACAGGTCGAGTAAGACCTGAACAGAAAAAATTTATGGAGGTAATGGCATCTAGAGGAGCTCTGGTAGGAGTAGCTAGGTCTGTGGAAGATGCTTTGAAAATAGTAAATGGATATCATTAATAAATTTAAAAAGTTAGATCATTACAAGGAAATTAAGCGATTGATGTACGCAGCAATGACTTTCTGAGGAGGTATAGTATGGCAGATAAAATAAACGCAGAGAGTATGCAAGCTGCATACAATGAAAATTATCAAATGTTTTTAGCTAAAAATGCAGATTATGGAAACTCGTTCGAAAAGTCTTTGAATGACTTCGGATTTATTGCTGGTATCGTTCGTATAGGCGATAAATACAACAGACTATATAATCTTATAAGCAGCGACAAAAACGTCTCAGAAAGCCTGTCAGACACGTTAAACGACATGGCTAATTATTGCGTGATGTTAGCGGTTTGGTTGGAGGAAGAGGAACGACACCGAAATTTAGAGCATGGGGGATAACCGATGTTAATTAATAAAAATTTAGTAAGAGACATTAGACTTGCTATCAATGAATACGATGATAATTATGACGAAGATAACGCAGAAGTTTGTATAGAAGTCATTAGACGATTGATTGAACAGGAGGAATTCTGATGATACCGAATTTTAGAGCGTTTAATAAAGAGACCAAAAAGATGTATGGTGTTGACGGCTTTGAATTAAGTGTGCGCAAAATATATAGATGCAGCTTAGCAGATGATGAGTTTCGTTGTGGTCGCTTAGAGACGTTTCATTTTGTCGAGGATAACTTTGACGATTATATCCTCATGCAATCAACAGGAATGTTTGACAAAAACGGTGTTGAGATTTTTGATGGTGATATAGTTTTAACAACACGTCTCATAGATTACACATATAAAAATTTTAAAGGTGTAGTAAAAATGTTAGAAGGTCGCTGGTTAATTGACACAGGTAAAGATGCGGTTGGTTTGTGGACTGAAGTTGATGAGAACGAAGCAATCGGAAACATATACGAATACAGTGAGTTACTAGAAAGCGTGGAAGAATGATAGGAGATTTATACAAAGACAATGAAACTGGGGATATCTATCACGTTATGTGTCATGGAAAATTAGAACATAATTTAAAACCAGTAGTAATCTATCAAGATTTAGAAGATGAAGTTTGGGTTAGGCCATTAAAAGAATTTTACGACGGAAGATTTGAAAAGGTGGAAGAATGAATAAGCGACAACGTAAAAAGAAAATATTGAATGGATTAGACAAAGAAGAAAGATATTATAGAACACACTGTCCTGTATGTGACGAAAAAATAGGAGTATTTGATAATTATCTCAATAGTTACGGTTTTTGTTCAGTTTCTTGCGGGTATGAATACTATGGACTTTCGTACATGTGAAAGATGAGGAGTAATAATGACAACAGATGAATTAATTGAAGAAATAGAAGGTGAAATCAATGACATTGATCTTTTGATTGACGATTATCAATATGAAATTGACGAATTACAACGAGATATAGATGAATTAGATACTCGAAAAGATATTTTGGTTCGTAAATTACAGAATCTACTAGAAAGCGTGGAAGAATGACAAAAGAAGAAGTAATTGCTTTTCTTACCGAACAGCGTGATTTGCGGCTTGTCGGATATGAGTGGGGAAAAGACAATCTGTCCGATTTTGAGAGATGGCAGTTAGCGCAAGCGAATATGTTTTTAGATGTTATTGAGTGGATAGAAGAGGTGACGAGTGGTGACAACACTTGGACTAATGTCAAATAAGTAGACAGAAAACCGTGTTATTTTATTGCGTTAAAATAATTTTCTTCTTTCTGATTAGGGGTTAGTCCTAGATTAGCCGTATGTGGGTTGTAATTGTTATAAAAATTCTCAATGTATTCAAAGCAGTCTAATTGAACCTGTTTGATATTTTGATAATGTTTTCGGTTGATTTGTCTATGCTTTAAATACTTGAAAAATGCTTCCGTTACGGCATTATCATAAGGATATCCAGGATTAGAAAAAGAATGCATGATATTGTTGTCATCAATAATTTTTCTAAATTCGCTGGCCTTAAATTGTGACCCTTGGTCGGAATGAAAGAGAAGTATTCCTTCAATCTTTCTTTTATTAAGAGCTAATTCTAGAGTGTCACATGCTAACTTTGCATCCATACGATGACTCAATTTCCAAGCAATACATTTTCTAGAATAGAGATCAAGTATTGCGCAGAGATAGACATATTTCTTATATCCGATAGAAATATAGGTGAAGTCTGTTGTCCAGACTTGATTTGGTTGGTCAGGATTAAATTTTTGCTTGAGTAAGTTTTGAGGGGAGTTTTTTTGAGCTTCTTTAAGAGCTCGTTTTGGCTTAACGGTTGCCATTTTAGGGAGCGCCATATTCTTCATTAGACGGTAAATTCTTCCTTCAGAGATTTTTGTGTCGTAGTCTCTTTGAAGAATGACCTTGATAGACTTCACACCAAGTCTTTTGTTCGCTTTGGTATAAATCTCAAGTATTTGTTTTCTATAAATTTGATTATCCAATTCTCTTTTTGAGGGCTTATGTTTTAGAAATTTATAGTAAGTGGAGCGATTGACACGTAAAACACGACACAAGGTTGTTGTGGCGTGTTCAAAGCGTAACCGATAGACAGCGAGGAGTCTTACTTTAAGTTTTGCATGAATATGGCACTTGCTTTTTTTAGGATAAGGTTCTCCTCTTCAAGCTGTGCATTACGTTTTTGTAACTCTTGTATTTGCTTGGCAGTAAGTACAGAATTATCTTCGAGTTTGACTTGAGAATACTGTTTGATCCATTTTGCAAGCGCAGAAGTGGATACCCCATAGTCTTTACAGAGTTCAGACTGAGTTTTTCCAGTTTGATAAAGGTTGACAAGGGATTGTTTAAATTCTTCGTCGTAGCGTTTAAATGTTGACATAGGTTGTCCTTTCGTTTTTGTGTCTTTTAAAACAGATTATAACACACAAAGTTCTGTCTACTTTTATAGTATACATCCAACTAGAAATAATTGAGCAACAAGAAAAAAGGTTACACAGGCAGTATATGACTATCGCATTTATGTCGATAATGCTGTGTCTCGTGTCTGTTTTAAGCATCGCACTACAAAACCACTACGAACCGCAAATAAACGGACTACGTTCGCAGCTGGTAAGAACACAAAAGCAGCTTAAACGTGCTAGTGAGGATAGAGCTAGACAGACAAAACGGATTGCAGAATTGACGGGTAACGGGAGATGATTATGTTGCTAATTGACGAAGTAAAAAAATGTGAATCATCTTATGAGATATTTAGTAAACCAGTTGTACTAAGTAGAGATTTATATATTTTTTGGAGGATAGGAGATGAGGATGGACAATAACACAGCAGTTGTTTTGACACTGCTAATATTATTTTTACCTTTTATTATTGGAAGTTTTAGAGATTAAGCGAGGTAGCAAATGAATATTGAAGAAACAAAAATAGGCGATAAAGTGTGGATTAGAGGGACTATTGATGAAGATGGTGATTTTGTTGTTGGCAATAAATCAAGTTGGATTTTTGAGAACGAACTCAAACGTACGGACTCAGGTGATATCAAACTAGACGAGGAGCAAAAACCAGAAATACCGCAGTTTGTGGCGGATTGGATTGAAGAACATAAGCAAATGTATGGTAAATGGGACGAAGAAGATAAATCAGACTTTGTTTTTAGAGCTATTAACGACCTTTTTAGATTTGGTGCTGATCTTAGTACCTACGATTTTGATGTAGATGATGAATTTTCAGAATGGACGACTAAAAATGCTTATAAATTTATTACCGCGATTTTATTCGGCTACACCGTCGAAAAAGAGAAGCTGTACACCGTTGAGATACCAAATCCTAACGCTCCTATTGGGTATCATTCAAAGTTGGCTAAAAACCTTAAAGGAGAAATTGTGATAGAAGTGCAAGAATGGATGAATAGAACCGAATATTACCAACTTACTGAACAAGAAATCCGTAAAGATTTCGATTGGGCTTGGCAGTGGGCTGAGGAGGTGACGGAATGAAAGTTAACTGGGAAAAGTACATCGGACTACTTATGATATACATGCTATTGGCAGTAAAATACGACATCGACATTGATTTATTTTCGAGTATTTATATACCCCTAGCGATTTTCTTTATCTGCCATGAGAGATAGTCCCACGCAAGCGCTCAAGAGCCTGCAATGGCTCTGTGGGGTTAGGACCTGGAATCGTCCTTAAACTTACCCTAGAAGCCTTCTATTTTTATCAGCCTTGCGAATTGTCAAAGGTTCGTAAGGTGTAGACCGAAATTGATTAAAAAAAGGATGTGATAAGAATCTCCTTAACCAAAAAAACCAAATCTAACGCAGATTATCGGTCATCTGCTATTATTCAAGGCGCTACTAATGCTTTAACAATGACATCCTGCGCCTGTGTCGTTAATTTTATCCATAAATCTAAAGCGACTACCGTCGTGATTCTGCAAGGCACTTTAAAAAACTGTTTCGAAGATAACGGCTCCGTGTGCCTGAGCTGGCTTATAAAAAAGGAAGAGAGGGCTTTTCTCCACAAAAAAGACGTCCACACGGAACGCCTTCATGATTAAATACCCAACAATATTATATCATGAATGGAGAGTTAGATGGGCAACATTCCGACAACAAAAGCTAATAATTTTTTGGAAGAATTAAAGACTATCCCACATCTCATAGAGACCCTTGAAAGAGACGCTAACCTAATGAGTCGGTCGCTCGTTAAGTCTCCTCAGTGGTCTGATATGCGAGTGTCTGGTGGGGTCAAACAATCACAGGAAGACAAAAACATAAAAATGTTACACATGGTTAGCTATTATAGTGATCAGATTGAGCGTTTAAAAGACCGTCGACAAGAAATGGCTAATCTGATTGTGCAAAGCATGGGCATTTGTGAGAGTCACGTTTTACTCACGACTTATCTTGACTGTGATGGAGACTACGAGAGAGCCAGAGAACGTTTGAACATAGGTAATCGTAATAAATACTTTATGTTTGTCAGAAGAGGCAAGGAAAGTCTAGAATTGATACTAAAAAATACTAATTAGATACAAATTGATACTACATAATACTAATCACCGTGTTAATATAGTAGCATAGCAAAATAACAAGAAGAGATAACCATTTTGCCAACTGACTATTTATTTAGTCGCCAACTTTAACTACGATCAAACTTGTTATTTTGTAGCGCAAAGGCTGAGACGATTTAAATGGTTTTGCAGGTTCGATTCCTGCCGTCTCAATCAGCGCCCTAGAAGAGGCGCGACCCCACACCCTTTTAAAGGCAGATACGTTCTGATGTGTGGCTTTTTATGATTAACCGCAAGTCCAAAACCAAGGGTCGCAACCTTGCTTGTGGTTAGTGGACCTTATGGTATTAATCGCGTTCGATTCGTGATGGGTCTATAGAAGAGCATTTTGTGAGAGGTCTTAGCTCTTCTAAACCGTTAGGAACATGAACCGTGATTGGAAAACGGTAGAGGTAGCGCCTTGATAATTGGATTGTCGACGGTCTGATTATATGTGTCGGTTCGATTCCGACTGTTCCTATACTAGTCATCACATTGTGGTGGCTTTTTATTATGCAAAAAGAACCACAACAGTGGCTCTTATGCTTGTAATTTTAATTCAAGTGCTTCAGTAAGTACTTGGGAAAAGTTGAGGTTTTTATCTTCGGCTGCGTTGTTCAACCACTCAGGAATAGTCACGTTTTTGCGTACCTTCTTAGAGTGATATTTTTTCATGTAGGCAATCATATCAATGCCAATTAAAGCAATATCAGAACCAAGATACTGTTCTTTTAAATCAGAAACGGAGCTCGCCTTTGGATAGTCAGTATAATCCTCAAGGGCAAAACCTAAGACTTCGACAGCCATTTCGTAAGCTTCTTGAAAGTCTTCACCTTGAGTGATTGCTTCAGGGACATCTGGAAATGTAACCATGATATAATCTGAGTCTTGTGTAAATACGGCTGGATAAACTAACATAATGATTCTCCTTTGATTATTGTGAGATAAACAAGCCATCTGTTAAGCGGATTATTTCAAACCCGCTTGTTTTAAGATGGTATCTTCAAGACCCTTACCAAGGTCTTTATTGTGCATTGGAACGATTGTTTGGTGTCCTAAGTCATCACGAAGTTTTTTATGACTACCGTTTTGACTGATTTCATAAAACCCGTTCTTTTTAAGCAATTTAATCATTTGCTTAGGGGTCATTGGCATATTGCTTACCTCGCTTTCTATACTTATATTATACACATAAAAGAGATGTTTGTCAAGCAAAATGCGCATAAAATACTTACTTTATTGAGGAGGAATTATGAGACCTAATAAATATCCATATGTTAAATCCCAATGGGATAAGAAAGTAAATACGGTGTATAAGGATGGCAAACCTTATGCGACTTTAGTTACATACATTAATAGACTAACTGGTAAAGCAAAACCATGAAAATAGACACGACTTCCAAAGCCAGTAGACATCTATTCTACAATTCAACAACATGGAAAAAGCTAAGGCTTGAAGCTATAGCAAGAGATAACAATGAGTGCCAATGGTGTAGACAGAACGGAAAAGTAACTACAGATAACTTAGAAGTAGACCACATCAAAGAACTTGAATTTTATCCCGAACTTGCAACTGACTTAGCTAATCTTAGAACGCTTTGCAAGGACTGTCACAATAGACGACACAAGCGCTTTAATTATAAAAAGAAGAAGGTCGATAAAGAAACAAATTACCGTTCCGATGAATGGTTTGGATAAGTACCTCCCCGTCAAAATAAAACGAGGTAAAAGCCAAATGATGAAACCGGTGGGAAGGGTCAACTGTCCAAATATTTGCTTTTTTTCTCACACGACCCCCCCTCCCCAGAGAAAACTAGAAAGGAGATGTGAATTTTTGGATGAATTAAAACGTCGTAACAAATTAGTTTATAGTGAAAAATATCGCTTGAAACAGCTATTTAAAGACATTCCTGAAGATAAAAAGAAAATCGCAGAAGGATTGTTCACTCAAGCTGCACGTCTCCGGATACTACTTAACGACATGTGGATTGATATCTCAGAGAACGGCGATTATGAACTGTTTTCTCAATCAGAAACTCAGACACCTTATGAAAGAGAGCGTCCTGTAGCAAAATTATATAACTCACGAGATGCAACGTATCACAGAGTTATAAAACAATTGATCGATATGCTGCCAGAAGGAAAAACAGTCAATAAAGATGACTTTACGAACGGTGGTGATTTGTTGTGATTACACATCCACTGTTTGAAGAGTATGCTCGTAAGATAGACAATGATGAAATTGTTTACAATAAAGAGCGTAAAATGCTCGTTAATGTTATCAGAGAAAAAATACTTGTCAGAGATGACCTGTATTTTGATGACAGCTTGATAGATAAGTATGTGAGATTCGCTGAAAAGAATTTTTTCCCATTAGCTGGATATCAAAAATTTATAACTCCTTTTATTTTTTTGTTTCGAAAAGATGATGGCGAGCCACAATTTAATGAATACCTTTTAACGTTGGCTCGTGGAGGTGGTAAAAATGGTTTTATGTCCACTAGAGATGCATTTTTTACAAGTCCGTTGTACCCTATCAAAAACTATGATGTAACCATTACAGCTAACTCGGAAAGACAGGGGAAGGTATCTTTTGAAGAAGTTTATGAGACTATCCAATCAAAAGGGCTAGAAAACCACTACTATTTGACTAAAATGGCGATTGTGGGACGGAAAAACAATTCTGTCTTTTCTTTTCGCACAAACAACCCCAAAACGATGGACTCTGCTCGCGATGGCTGTTTAGAATTCGATGAAATCCACCAATTTGAAGATGATAAAATCGTAAAAGTCCAAAAATCCGGTTTGGGTAAAATAGCACATGTAAGAACCTTCTTCAATGGCACAAATGGTTATGTACGTGAGGGTTTTTACGATAAAACGATTGAGAAAGCTATGCAGATACTACGAGGAGAGGTTGAAGATTTCAGAATGTTTCCTTTTATCTGCAAGCTTGATAACGCTAGCGAAGTTGACGATATGCGTAATTGGTCAAAGGCTAATCCAATGCTTGACGAAGATACATCATACGCAAAAAGGCTACTAACAGTTACTAAAAGTGATTATGATGATTTGGAACTTGAACCTAGTGGTAGGCAAGAGTTTATGACAAAGCGGATGAATTTGCCGGAAGCTGATTTAGAAAAAGACGTCACTAGCCGTGAGAAACTATTAGCATGTCTCAGGGAGCCCCAGATTAACCTCAGAGGGCGCTCTTGCGTAGCTGGGTTTGATTATGCGTCTATAAGAGACTTTGCTTCTGTAGGTTTGTTATTTAAGGATAATGATGAGCTAATTTGGAAGCAACATTCATTTGTTAGACGAGAGTTTTTCAAAGCGTTTAAACTTAAAGCCCCCATCGAAGAGTGGCAAGACAAAGGATTTCTAACTCTTGTTGACGGAGACAGTATTGATCCTCGCTTGCTTGTCGATAAGTTAATTGAATGGAGGAAGGATTATAATATTGAAATAGTTTGTGCAGATGGGTTTAGGATGGATTTGCTTAAACCACTACTAGAGGAAGCTGGCTTTGAATATGAGTTTTTACGAAATCCAGGAGCAATTCAAAGCAAAGTTGCACCTATCATTGAAGATGGTTTTGCTAATGAGCGTTTTATTTTCTTAGATGGTGACCACATGATGTTATGGTATACGGACAATACTTACGTAAAAGAAGATGGTTCTGGAAACAAGAGATTTTTGAAGAAAGAACCAGTTAGAAGAAAAACAGACGGATTCCATGCGTTTATAGCAGCACTTTATAAAAAAGAACTTATTCAAGAAAGTAATGTTGGCGAATTTTTAGCAAGTATTGCTGATTGGGATTTTTAGGAGGAAAAAAGTGAAACTAGAATCAATCGGAACAATGTTTCTGAATTTAGAAATTGAAAATATTAATGAAGTCCAGAATGCTATTGATAATGTAAAAAAAGCACTGAATGAACTTAATAATTTAGGTATTAATTTTAATATCAATAATTGTAAGCAACCAAAACAAGTTGGAAATGTCAAAACAATTTACGAGATAGATCCCGGGTATACAATTACAGAAGCTAGAAAAATAGCTTTTCGTAACGGTTACAATTATTTAAATTTTAATGGAAATATTTATGAAGTATTTGAAAATGGCTTGGAAAAAGTTGGTAGACTTGAAAAATATTGGTGATAAAAAGGAAGTGATCTAACTATCTCCCAACCGATAGGGTTATCATGGAATCTAAAGAAAGGAGGTAATCAATGAAAATACTTGATTTTTTTGGCAGTATTTTTAAAACAGGAACTATACCTGAAAATGGGTATGATTTAGATGACATCTTTAATGATTATCAAAATCTTTACTTAAAAAATCTAGCTATTGATAAGTCTGCAGAATTTCTAGCTAGGATATTTGCCGATTCTGAATTGCGATTAGTTAATATCGAGAGTCCGTCTTGGAATTATTTACTCAATGTACGACCAAATAACAATGAGTCAGCATCATATTTTTGGCAAAAATTTATTTATAGGTTAGTTACTCAAAATGAAGTGTTAGTTATCAAAACAGATGACGATCAGTTACTTGTCGCTGATGACTACAGTCGCAAAGAATACGCTGTATATGAAGATACATTTGATAGTGTGACTGTTAAAGACTTTATATTCAAGCGAACGTTTAAAATGAGCGAAGTTATCTTCTTGCAATACAACAATAACAGGCTATCAAGTTATATTGACGGTTTGTTTTTAGAGTACGAAAAATTACATCAGCGCATGGTAGAAACTGTTTTAAGAAACAATCAGATAAGAGGGATGATGCATGCAAAAGGCTCTTCTCAATTTACAGATAACCAGATGTCTTTGATGAAGGATTATGCTGATAAGTTGTTTAAAGCCTTCTCTGAGAGGTCTGTCGCTATAGTTCCGACTAATGATCATATCACATATGAAGAGTTGACGAACACCACAGGTACAACAAATTTATCTGTCGATGATTTACAAAAGATAAGACGACAATTCGACGATGAAATCGCTGATATTTTAGGTATTCCACCAACTGTACTACATGGAGACATGGCTACTTTAGATAGTTCTCAAAAAGCTTTAGTGCTTTATTGCATGAGTCCGCTTAGCAAAAAGATACAAGATGAGTTAAATGCGAAAATCATCAGTAAAAGTGACTATCAAAAAGGTAAGAGACTAAAGATTGTAGGACTGTCACAACATGATATTTTTGACATTGCAGTCAATATTGATAAATTGGTTTCAAGTGGTACATTTACCCGAAATGAAGTGCGTGAAAGACTTGATTTTGCACCGATAGATGGTGGAGATAACATCATCTTAACTAAAAACTATATTGAAGAGGGGAAAGGAGGTGATAATACAGATGACACAAATACAGATTAAAGGACCTATTGTTTCAGATAGCGACCGTTGGTTTTACGACTGGTTAGATATGCCAGCAACTGCACCAAAAGATATTATCTTGCCACAAGATAATAGCGATATTGAAGTGCTTATTAACTCTGGTGGTGGCGACGTATATGCAGGGAGCGAAATTTATACCGCATTGAAATCATATCAAGGAAACGTAACGGTTAAGATTGTTGGTATTGCTGCTTCGGCGGCTTCAATAATCGCAATGGCTGGTGATGTTGTTGAGATTAGTCCTACAGCACAATTGATGATTCACAATGTATCTACTACAGTTAGTGGAGATCATAAACAAATGCTGCATGAGGCAGGAGTTTTAGAAAACTACAATATATCTATTGCTAATGCTTATGTCAATAAGACTGACTTAGAAATGAATGAATTGCTAGATTTGATGAGCACAGAAACTTGGTTTAATGCACAGCAAGCTGTTGAAAAAGGCTTTGCAGACAAGGAAATGTTTGCTGAAGAAATCAAACAAGCGCCGCAATTGGTGGCTGGGATTGAAAATATCATTCCTAGTGATGTCATTTCAAAATTAGCTAATGCGATTAACACAAAAAAACCAGAAGTTAATATTGATGAAATCGTAGATATGGTTATTTCCAAAATGGAAAACACCGAGCAAAAAGGAACTAAAGACAGAAAAGAAGCACCAACAGGTTTTGGGGCTTTTTGTTTTTAATTAAAAGGAGAAATTTAAAATATGACAATGAAATTATCGAATGAATTCAACGAAATTCGACAAAAATTTGTAGATGCAGTATCTAACAAAGCGCCACAAGAGGAACAGAGCGCTCTCTACAACAACATGCTAGAAGCAATGTTTGAAGAATCTAAAAAAGTTGCGCAAGCAGAAGTAGAATCTGCAATCGCATTGACTCCAGACGACGCAAAAATGACAGCTCGTGAACGTAAATTTTTTAATGAGATCGTAAAAACAGCGCCAGCTGGGCTAACTGAGTTAATCCCAGAAGAAACAGTTGATCGTATTTTTGAAGATTTAACAACAAAACATCCGCTTATTGGAGCGATTGGTCTTAAAAATATGGGCCTTCGCATGAAGTTCATTGATTCTGATTCTAAAGGTAAAGCCGAGTGGGGTGACTTGTACGGGGAAATCAAAGGGCAACTTCAAGCTTCATTTAGCTCAACTAAGGCTATCCAACACAAGCTCACAGCTTACGTAGTTATTCCCAAAGACGCTGTTAAGTTCGGCCCAGGCTGGTTACTTCGTTTCATTATGACACAAATTGATGAAGCGTTCGCAGTTGCATTAGAAGAAGCTTTTTTAAATGGAGATGGCAATGGTAAACCAATCGGGTTATCTCGTACTCTAAAAGGTAAAGTTGTTGGCGAAAAAGCGACGTATGATGCAAAAAAACCGACAGGAGTTTTAACATTTAAAGATCCATCTACAACAGTAAAAGAATTGACGATGGTACATAAATACCACTCTGTAAAAGAAGATGGAAAGACAGCTGTTGAAGTTGATGGAAACATTGTAATCGTGGTTAATCCAGCAGATGCATGGGATGTTAAAAAACAATATACATCACTTAATGCTAACGGAACGTTCGTGACTGCTCTACCTTACAACGTTACCTTAATTGAGTCAGTCCATCAAAAGGCTAAGGAAGTTACAACTTTTGTTAAGGGACGATATGATGCATATGTTGCAGGCGGAATTGAGTTACACAAGTATACAGAGACATACGCTCTTGAAGATTTAGACTTATTTACAGCTAAACAATTTGCGTATGGTCGTGCTAAGGATGAGACTTCAGCAGCAGTTTGGACGCTTAGTGTTGCAGACCCAATTGTAATTTCTGGCGAACCGGGTGTAGGAGCTATTCCAGGAGTGTAATAGATGGATGAACACAAGCTTTTAAAACCATTTAAAGAACGAATGAGAGTGTTTCATGATTTTGATGATGACAATCTATCACTAATTTTGAAAAGTTCAGAGAGTGCCCTCAAAGGGTTGTTAGGGTTTGATTTGATGGATTATGAAAGCGGTAAAGAGTTAATAATGGAGCGCTCGAGATATGTCTTTAACGACTGTCTCGAGTTGTTTTATGACTCTTTTAAAAACGAAATCGCTCGTTTGGCTATTGAAGAAATGGAAAGAGAATATGAAAGTAAGAACGATTCAACGATTTGAAGATTATAAAGAAGAGGTAATTCGAGAAATTGGGGATGTCTTTGTTGTCAACAAAAACCGCTTTAAAGAGATTGACGACAAATTACCTGGTTTTATCGAAGAAGTTTCTGACGATGTCTAGAAAAAAAACAAATAATGGTGATTTGAGAACTCCTGTCATCTTTTATTCATCAACAACAGACGATGAATTAGATGGAAGAGATATGAAATTAAAGAAACTATTCGCAACACTCGCCGAAGTCTATAATCCAAGCATAAAAGATATTGAGAAAGTAACTGAGAGAGGCGTTAAAGCACAATACACTATTAAGTTTAGAGACCCTCTGTCGGGTTATATCCCTCAGAATGATCATCTTGTAGAAATTATTGATAGCAGGTTGCCAAATAAAAAAATAGGAATATTAGATATAAGGCCTGATTTTGTTGATAGAGACTTTATTGTTATAGTTCTTGGAGGATAAAAAGTGGGAGCTGAATTAAAAGGCATGGATGAACTTTTAGCGAATATGGAAAAAAAGTTAGGCTCTGCGAAAGTTAACAGAGTAGTTAATAAAGCGCTAAAAGAAATCGGTGAAGAACTAGAACCTAGTTTCGAAGCTGCTATATCGGTTTACCGAAGAAGCGGAGAGACGGTTAAAAGTGCCGTTGTATCTAGGATTAAACGTGAGGAGGGAATACCAAAAGTGAAACTTGGATTCCAAGCTCCACGATGGAACATGGTCCACTTACAAGAGTTGGAATATGGATGGAAGGAGAAACGGCGTGGTGTCGGGGTAATTCGACGTTATTCGGATGTTTTAGAAACGATATATCCGAAAGGCATAAAAGACAAGTTGAAGGGAGGTTTTGATGGTTAAAGACATGCTAACAGAAATTGGTGAGCTTTTTAAACAAGACGAAGTTTTGAGATCAGTTAAAACAAAAACTTTTAAGCGACCAGAAAGTCTACCTTCTGACCAAACAAGCATTGTTATTGTACCTCTTGCACCACCTAGACAAACAAACTTCGGTTCAGATAAACCATTAGCTAAGAAATTTATGTATCAAATCGATGTAGAGAGTGTATCAAGGCTCGAATGTAAAGATTTGCAAAATAGGATTGAGAAAAAGCTGATGGTTATAGATTTTTTTCAAAGTGATAACGGCTTAGAACGTTATGACGAGGATACAAACAGATATCTAGATGCTAGAACTTACAAAGGATTTAGCAGTTTATATGAAGAGTATTGATAAAGGAGAATTTAATGCAAGCAGTAGGATTTAAACGAATGACAATTCAAGTTTTAAGTGATGCGAAAAAAAAGATTGTCATCGAGGGTGAGGCTGGTAAAGGTGCAACTAAAACAGCTAAAATTAGTGGATTATCAGCAGCCCCTGTCAAAACATATGGTTCAGATATTGCTTATTACACCTCGCGCAGAGGTGTTGGCGATGTAAAAATGGAGACAGAAGCAATTGATATCCCATTCGAACATTTACAAACCATACTTGGTTATAAAAAAGGTGAAAAAACAGAAGGAGTTACATTTATCGGAGAAGATACAGAAGCGCCTGAAGTGTCTGTTCTTTTAGAAGCTCCAGGGACAGAGGGGAATGTATATCTCGGTTTCTTTAAAGGGACTTTCTCGATGGAAGATTTCGAATTAAAAACCAAGGAAGAAAAACATGATGGTTTAGACTCTCAAAAATTAGTGTTCACAGCACAACCTGGTGAAGTAGGGGAAGCGAAAGGTCAATATGTCGGTTGGGCAATGGATAAAGAAGCAGAAGCTAAGGGCAAAAATGCAATGGCTTTGGTTAAGCTTTTGAATCCAGGCGAACCAAGCGTAGGAGCTATTCCAGGAGTGTAAAGGAGTGTAGATGTCAGACTTAGAAATTAAAATTAAAAATGATAACGGCGAGCTCGTGGTGAAAGAATGTAAATCTCTTACTGTGAGAGACTATCGAAATTACTTGATTATGCAAGATGAACTTGCAAAAGGAGATGATCCAGAACATGTGAAACTAGACAAACAACTAACTTTTATGGCTAGTTTGTTTGAAGGCTTAACCGTCGATATGTTATATGACAAATACAACATGTATGAATTAAACAATGCTCTGGCAAATCTATATGTTAAGTTAATCGGAGGGGAGCCAGAAGACCCAAAGGAGACAACTTAACACCCGGCGAGGCATTAGAAAAGTTTTACGAGTTTATCAGAAACGTAATCAAATCTGACTACGGAGTATCTATAAAAGATGTCATGGAGACAAACTGGATTGATATGCTGGAAGTTTTAAAGCCTGCAGAAGTCAAATCTGAGGAAGTGATGTCGTTAGAAGACTTTGTTGGGACTCTAAATGGCGGATAAACTCCGCCTTTTTATTTTTGTTGAAAGGAGGAAAAATGGCAAAAGGTACACCACTAGGGAGTATGTTTATCGAACTTGGATTAGATACTTCTAAGTTTGACCCTAAGTTGCAAAGCGCAAAAAGAGCTGTTAATTATTTCAAAGCAGAGACGAGAGCTTTAGATGCCGCCTTAAAAAACACCGGAAACGCATTAAACAATAACGCAGCTAAAGCCAATGCACTACAAGCAAAATATAAGTCAGTAACACAGGCAATTGAAGCGCAAAAAAAAGTGTTAACGAGTTTGAAATCTGATTTTGACAAATTAGATCCAGGGACAGCTAAATGGGAAGCCGCAGCCGTTAATATTGAGAGAGAGAATGCAAAATTAGCAGCATTAGAGGGACAATTAGGAGCTGTAAAAAAAGCTTTTGAAGAAGTTTCTGCTCAATCCGGTTTTACTGGTTTTTTACAGCGCAGTGGCAAACAGATTGACTCTTTTGGTCAAAAAATGCAAAAACTAGGTGAAGCTACTAAATGGGTAAGCGCTGGATTTGGAGCTGGAGCATTATATAGCGTCAAGGCTGCAAGCGATTTTGAATCTGCGTTTGCTGGTGTAAAAAAGACTGTTGATGAAGTAAGAGATTCGAACGGAAAAGTTATTTACTCTTATGATATGTTGTCAAAAGGAATTAGAAACATGTCTAAACAGATACCTGCATCAACGACGGAGATTTCTCATGTTGCGGAAGCTGCTGGTCAGCTAGGTATCAAAACAAAGGATGTTTTAAATTTCACTCGTGTCATGATTGATATGGGAAAATCTACTAACTTGTCATCAGAAGAAGCTGCAACTGCATTAGCTAGATTTGCTAATATCACACAATTAGATCCATCTAAGTACAGCAATCTAGGTAGCTCAATTGTTGAGTTGGGTAACAACTTTGCGACAACTGAAAAAGAAATCGTTGAAATGGGTCTTCGCTTAGCTGGTACAGGTAAGGTTGTAGGGTTGACAGACCCTCAAATTCTTGGCTTGGCAACAGCTATGAGTTCTGTTGGTATCGAAGCGGAAGCAGGTGGTTCGGCGTTTAGTCGTGTCATGCAAAAAATTAATACACAAGTGTTGTCTGGTGGCGAAGATTTGTGGAAGTTTGCAAAAATCGCTGGTAAATCTGCTGATGAATTTGCTGCATCTTGGAAGAAAAATCCACAAGAAGCCATTATTGATTTTGTTAAAGGGTTAAAACGCTTTAAAGAAGAGGGCAAAGACGTAACTGCTCACTTGCAAGATATTGGTATTGAATCAGTACGAGAAATTGACACATTACAACGTTTGGCTGGTGCTGGTGATTTACTTGGCGATGCATTTAAGTCCGCAAATAAAGGATTTAGTGAAAACAAAGCGTTGACTGATGAGGCTTCTAAACGATACGCAACTTTCCAAAGCAAACTACAACTCCTAAAAAACAAACTAAATGATGTAGCTGTCACAATGGGTGGACCATTAATGGATGCTGCTTCAAATGCCCTTGATGCATTGGAACCAATGTTTAAAGTTGTTAGGGATCTCGCAAAAGCATATTCTAACGCTAGCCCAGAAATGAAAAAACTTATCACATATGCAATTTTAGGTGCAACTGCATTTTCTCCATTAATGACTGCTATCGGTAAAACAACTTCTAACGTAGGTAGATTAGTAGGTTGGATAGGAAAGTTGTCTGGTGCAACGAAAGGCGCAAAAGCAGCAGAAGGATTAGCTACTGCTGTAGGCGGTCTAGGTGCTAATTCTGCAACAGCGGCAGCTAGTGTAGGGCTTTTAGGAAATCCAGTGACTTGGGGGGTCATCATCGGCGGTGCTGCGGTTATCGGAATAGGTATATTAGCTAATAAGATATATGAAGCTCACCAGCGTACACAAGAGTGGGGAACTAAAGTTAATCAGGTACAAGCCAATGAACTACAGGCTTTTAAAGATAAAGTTGATAAGACGAATCAGTCGATGGCAGGATTCAGAGGTGGAGCTGACCAAGTCAATGCTGTTAAGACAGCATTTCAAGGACTAGTTACCGAAATCGAAAAACTAGAAAATAAAGACTTAAGTAAAAACGTTAAATTAGCAGAGCAACTTGGTTTCAGTCAAGAAACGATAGAACAGTTGAAAAAATCAAGCAGGCAAACAATTGATAATGTCAAGCAGATGTCTGATGAAGTCATTAATATCTATCAAAACGCTAGCAACGAACATAGAAGATTAACTGAAGAAGAGAATGCTGTTGTTTTAGCAAATCAAAATGAGCTTATCAATGTGCAGCTATCAAAATTGAACTACTCTGCTAAAGAGAAGAAGGCAATTACCAAGGCGATGAATGGTGAGCTAGAAGCGTTAAATAGTCAGCAGTTAACTAAGGCTCTTGAAGTTACTGAAAAATGGATAAAAGCTGAAAATAAATCATATCAAAAGTTAAAAAGTGGTCTTAAAAAAGCTTATGACTCTATCAAAGGTGATGATGAAGCTGCTGTTAAAGCGAGGGAAGAAATCCACAAGAAACAGCAACAACTCGAAGCTGACCATTACTTGAAAATGGAAGCTTATGGCAAACGTTATGCTAAAATCCAAAAGAAATTGCTTAAAGGGACTGCGAAATATTTAGACCCACAGTTGCAACAAGCGATGGTTAACGATGTCAAAAAGCAAATGAAGGAGCTTGGGTTATCTTATGAAGAGTTGATGAAGAAGACAACCCAAGCAGCATCTAAAGCTCAAGAAGTTAATACTATGTGGGCTAGAACTACTAAAAAATCAACAGAAGATCAAAAGGTGGCTAATTCGCAATGGAATAGCCTTGTCTGGAATCCCAAAACGGGTAAGTTGAAAACAAATGCTAAAGAGGAAGTAGCTAAAGCTCTTGAAGCGGAAGGTGGCTGGGACAGACTTAAGTTTATTGCAAAGAATGCAAATTTAGAGACTAACGCTCGTGTAACCATGGCAGAAGTTCTAGTCGAAACTGGCAAATGGGATGCTCTCAAACCAGAAGATAAAAAACTAATCGTTGATGGGCATCAAGGCATTCAATCCATAGTAGAAAGTGAGGAGCACTTAAAAATATGGAATAGTTTGCCAGAAGGCGTTAAGCGTATTCTAGGCGACAATAAAGATTTTCTTGATAAAAAAGGAGTTGCGACCAAAGCGCTTGAAAATTGGAATTCGTTGTCTCCAAAACAGCAAAAGTTACTAGCAAAAGATATGACTAGTTCTGATGTTGAGAAAGCAAAAAAAGCAGTCAACAGCATTGTTCAAAAGAAACCAACAAGCATTAAAGCTAAAAATGATACAAAACCTGATGTCAATTCTGCGCAACGAGCAATTGATAGCGCTAAACAACGTCAACCTATCTCAATTAGAGCTAGGAATGACGCAGGAGGAGTCATAGAACAACTATTAGCTAGCATACCGAGAACGGTCACTATAGGAATCGCTGCTGCTGCAGCTAATGCCTTTAAGTTCGCAAATGGTACTGATTATCACCCAGGCGGTTTCGCAATGGTCAATGACCAAAAAGGGCCTTTATATAAAGAACTAGTAACTTTACCGAATGGACAATCATTCATCCCAGATGGCCGTGATGTAGTATTACCACTGCCGAAAGGTTCGAAAGTCATGAAAGCTAGTATGACCAGGGACTATATGAAAAATTTAGGAATACCTAAATATGCTAACGGCGTTGGAATTCCTAAAGATTCGACGTTTGTCAAAAGCATTACAATCCCTAAGAGGAGAGTATCAGAAACGACATCATACGACGACTCTAATATTGCAAGAATTTTGAATGAAATTTTACTAACGCTTAGAACAAAAAATCATGAGACAGAAAATGGCGATGTCTATTTAGATATGAGAAAGGTCGGCAGGATGATTAAAGAACACAACGAGTCTGAAAGTATCATGCTTAAACGAATGCGAGGTGAACTGTCATAGGGAAAGTTACAATGAAATTTGATGGTATAGATCTATCTAATGTCATAGAGATACACGACATCAAAAGAGACGTCGGAAATACACGTAATGTTGTTTCAAGTAGCGCTTTAAAAATTGGCGAGCACGTTCAATCTGTGCACGTTGGAGCTAAAAAAATAAGTGTTGATTTTTCTATTTGTGGACTAATGTCAAATAAGTAGACAGAAAACCGTGTTATTTTATTGCGTTAAAATAATTTTCTTCTTTCTGATTAGGGGTTAGTCCTAGATTAGCCGTATGTGGGTTGTAATTGTTATAAAAATTCTCAATGTATTCAAAGCAGTCTAATTGAACCTGTTTGATATTTTGATAATGTTTTCGGTTGATTTGTCTATGCTTTAAATACTTGAAAAATGCTTCCGTTACGGCATTATCATAAGGATATCCAGGATTAGAAAAAGAATGCATGATATTGTTGTCATCAATAATTTTTCTAAATTCGCTGGCCTTAAATTGTGACCCTTGGTCGGAATGAAAGAGAAGTATTCCTTCAATCTTTCTTTTATTAAGAGCTAATTCTAGAGTGTCACATGCTAACTTTGCATCCATACGATGACTCAATTTCCAAGCAATACATTTTCTAGAATAGAGATCAAGTATTGCGCAGAGATAGACATATTTCTTATATCCGATAGAAATATAGGTGAAGTCTGTTGTCCAGACTTGATTTGGTTGGTCAGGATTAAATTTTTGCTTGAGTAAGTTTTGAGGGGAGTTTTTTTGAGCTTCTTTAAGAGCTCGTTTTGGCTTAACGGTTGCCATTTTAGGGAGCGCCATATTCTTCATTAGACGGTAAATTCTTCCTTCAGAGATTTTTGTGTCGTAGTCTCTTTGAAGAATGACCTTGATAGACTTCACACCAAGTCTTTTGTTCGCTTTGGTATAAATCTCAAGTATTTGTTTTCTATAAATTTGATTATCCAATTCTCTTTTTGAGGGCTTATGTTTTAGAAATTTATAGTAAGTGGAGCGATTGACACGTAAAACACGACACAAGGTTGTTGTGGCGTGTTCAAAGCGTAACCGATAGACAGCGAGGAGTCTTACTTTAAGTTTTGCATGAATATGGCACTTGCTTTTTTTAGGATAAGGTTCTCCTCTTCAAGCTGTGCATTACGTTTTTGTAACTCTTGTATTTGCTTGGCAGTAAGTACAGAATTATCTTCGAGTTTGACTTGAGAATACTGTTTGATCCATTTTGCAAGCGCAGAAGTGGATACCCCATAGTCTTTACAGAGTTCAGACTGAGTTTTTCCAGTTTGATAAAGGTTGACAAGGGATTGTTTAAATTCTTCGTCGTAGCGTTTAAATGTTGACATAGGTTGTCCTTTCGTTTTTGTGTCTTTTAAAACAGATTATAACACACAAAGTTCTGTCTACTTTTATAGTATACATCCATTGGACCAGAAATAGAAACGAGGTAAAACATAATTTAGCGAAGGTTTTCAACAGAACAACACCTAGAAAATTGTTTTTTTCTGACGAACCAGATAAATATTATATGGCAATAGTTGTAGATGACATACCGATGGTTGAAGATGTTATCAAGCGTTCAATAGGGACTATCACTTTTTTAATTCCAGACGGTGTTGCACACTCTATCACTTATAAAAAGTTTTTGGACTATACGCAAGAAGGCAACAAGCTTATTTTTAATTTGCAAAATGATGGAAATACTAACGCTTATCCAATAATCAAAATTAAGCACAACTCTGAAAATGGCTATATTGGTATCGCAAATGAAACGGGTGCTTTTGCACTTGGATCACCCGAAGAAGAAGATGGGACTATCGTTCATCGCAACGAATCCCTTTTTGATTACTCTAAAGCTATTGCACAAGCTTTAGAAGGTGCGCCAAATGTTGCAAAACTCAACTATATGCCACCAACATTTGACTCGGAATTAAAGCGTATGCGCCTTGATAATATTTTAGGCTCTGGTAAAGGTGGAGAGTATGTCGCTATTGGTACTAGAGGAACCACACCGGGATACACAGAACATGTAGGAACACGGACGTTTACTATAAACCCCGATTCTAACGGCGAGTACACGCTTAATGAACACTTGTGGTGGCAACAGATTTTTATTGCAACAGCGCAAGACCAAAAAGGATTTTTAAAGCTTTGTGTAACTGGCGAAAACGATGAATTTTTATATGGTGTTGAAACCTACAAGCGTAAAAACGGTTTTGAAACAGAGTATAACTTTTTTGCTCTTGATGATGATGGAGTTGGCTGGCGCTTTTATAAGCAGTTTACATTTCTAGCAGATAGGAATTATCACAATCCTTTTTCAATGAATAGAAGTAGAGCGGTTGAGATTTTTAGAGAAGAAGATAAGTTTCGTATTTACTTTAACGGTGCGCATCATCATGTAACTGTTCCGTCCCTTAAAGGGAAAAAATCCCGCAAGATACATCTTGCGATGGGGACATGTAGCGATAGCTCTAAATATATCAACTACAACCTGTTTGAAAAAGTCAACTTTGAAAAAATGGGTGTATCTCACTATAACAACATTGTTAACAAGTATCAGCCCGGAGATGAAGTAGTTATCAATTTTGAAAACGACACAGTCAAAACAAAAGACTTAGATTCTATTCAAGACATGGTTTTAGGTTCGCAACTTATATCTATCCCACCCGGAAAAACAGAATTAGTAATGCAGGTATCTAAGTTTTCTCAATCTGCGCCAAACGTTGAGATATTGATGGAAGAGAGGTGGTTATAATAACGCTAGTAATACATGATTCTAAGTTACATCCAGTTTTGCTTTTAGACAATGATAAACAAGGAGCACTTAATTATTATGATGATTTGTGGACTAGACAGCTCACAACTGGTTCGTCAGCCTTTGAGTTTTCAGTTTATAAAAAAACGCTGTTGGGTGACAATCCACTTAATCACAAATATCACGCACTAAACGATCAAGCATTTGTCTCTTTTGTACACAAAGGTAAAGTACAATTGTTTAACATCATGCAAGTCGAGGAAACAGAGACAAAAATACGTTGCCTTTGCGAAAATCTTAATTTAGAGTTACTCAACGAGTATTGCAACGCATATAAAGCAACTAAAGCGATGTCGTTTGAAGAGTATCTTGTAGAATTTGATATTTTAAACTGGGGTGCTTTGACAATTGGCACAAACGAAGTCAAGGACAAAAAACTTACTTTAGAGTGGACTGCTCAAGACAGTAAACTGGCTCGCTTATTATCGATTGCTAATAATTTTGATGCAGAAATTGAGTTTGAAACGCAACTACACAATAACCACACTTTTAAAGCTTTTATAGTAAACGTCTATAAAGAATACGAAGAAGGAAAGTCATACGGTGTTGGTCGTGACAGAAGTGACACTGTGCTTAGATACCAAAAAAATATCGCTGGTATTACTAAAAAGCTTGATAAGCGTCAGATTTATAACGCAATACGTCCTTACGGTAAAAAGACTGTAAAAGGTGAGCGTGTTGTCTCTAATCCTGTTACACGTAAAGTCACTAAGACAGTTGGCTCTAACAAGACTTACTTAGGCGGCGATATTAAATATTACGGTCACACAATCAAAAAAGCCAACGTACAAGCGATTATAAACTATGCTGTACAATACAACATTTTGCCAAGTGGCATCATTACACAGCTTTATTTAGAGAGTTTCTGGGGTGATTCGACAGTTGGTAAACGTGACAACAATTGGGCAGGTATGAGTGGAGGAGCACAGACACGTCCTAGCGGAGTAAAAGTCACTACTGGTATGGCTCGTCCTGCAAACGAGGGCGGGACATACATGCACTATGCAAGTGTAGACGACTTTTTAAAAGACTACACTTATCTTTTAGCAAAACAAGGGATTTATAATGTCGTCGGCAAAAAGAATATAGCAGACTATACAAAAGGGCTTTTTAGATCTGGTGGAGCTAAATATGACTATGCAGCAGCAGGATATCAACATTACATATCAACCATGACCTCAATACGCAATGGGATAAATAAAGTTAGCGGAAATATCTTAAACACTATTGATACTTTGTGGCAGACTCCTGTAAAACCAATAACGTCAGTAACAACTGCGAAAAGAGCTACTAAAACAATACAAGCTATTAATGAGGCTACTAAGTTGAAAGGGCGCAGAGTTGGTTCTGGGCAGTGTTATGCGCTATCTGGGTGGTATGCAAAAAAATTGGATGGTGCTTGGATTGACAGTTCGATTGGTGGTATTAGAGGTCGTATCGGAGGAGGTATGGCTGCTGCCTTGATTGGTACTGACTACAATTGGGGTTCGTATGGATGGAAAGTAGATAAATCACCTAACGCTGGAAACTTAAAAGCTGGTGGTATTTATAATGTACGAGCAAATCGAGGCGCTCCTTTTTATACCACAGGCTGGGGGCATACAGGTATTATCAAGAGTGTGTCCAAGACCAGAGTTACTGTTTTGGAGCAAAACTTTGTTGGTCGCATGTATGTTGTCGAAAACTCATATGACATTAACTCTTTCGCATCTGGATTACAAACAGTATGTTACCCTCGTGAAATAGCGCAAGGTATGTCTGTCAATGGTGCGACTACTCAGCAAATCACTGGCGGAACACAGATATCGTACGAAGAAGTTGTACAAGAAGCACAGACAGAATCATACGAAGAAGAGCAAATCATCTATATCGATAACTCTATCTACAAAGAATGGAAAGACGAAAACGGTAAAGTAGAATACTATCTCAAAAATGGATTTTTGTACGCACCACTTTCAAGAGACCGCTATCCATCTGTTTTAACCGGTAATGAGACACGAGACAACTGGATACGAAAAGACATGGAAGTCGAGACTGATAGTCAAGAAGTCTTGATGTCAACAGGTCTAAAAGACTTAAAAGCACACGCATATCCAGCAATTACATACGAAGTTGATGGCTATGTTGACTTAGAACTTGGTGATGTTGTGCGGATACAGGACGACGGATACGAGCCACCGCTGATTTTGACAGCACGAGTAGTTGAGCAAGAAATATCCATAACAAATCCCAGCTCTAACAAAACTAAATTCAGCAATTTTGTCGAAAAAGAAAGTCAGTTAGCTTCTGATTTAATCAGTGATATGTTGCGTCTATACGATGAGTCAATTCCATACGAAATCAAACTAGCTACTTCGAATGGTGTCGCTTTTAAAAATGGCACTGGTGAATCTGTCCTAACTCCTAGCTTGCAAAAGAACGGGAAAGACTATGAAGCAGTTTATTTTTATAAAAATGGTGACTCGCTAATTGATATCGGACCATCGCTAATTGTTAAAGCAAGCGACTTTAACCACGTTTTAAATATAACAGTTGAGGCATATTTAAATGAGGAACTTGTAGCAAGTACGCAAATATCCTTTACAGACACAGAAGACGGTGCAGACGGAAAAGACGGGTTGCCAGGACCGCAAGGTCCACCGGGGATAGATGGTTTACAAGGTCCGAGAGGAGAACAGGGTATTCCTGGTCCGGCTGGTGCTGACGGAAAGGCAACGTACACACACATTGCTTACGCCCTTGACGAAACCGGAACTACTGGTTTTAGCGTATCTGATAATATTGGTAAAACATACATAGGTATGTATGTCGATGATAATATCATTGACTCAAACGACCCTAAAAAGTACAAGTGGAATTTGATAAAAGGCGCAGATGGTGCAAGAGGCATTCAAGGTCCAGCTGGAGCAGATGGTAAAACGCCTTATTGGCATGTAGCGTATGCAAATAGCTCTGACGGTAAAACTGATTTTAGTGTAACCGATAGCCTTAATAAACGCTATATAGGGCAATACACAGACTATATCGCTATTGACTCGAGCGATCCAACAAAATACCGTTGGACTGATATGGTCGGAACAGTCGTTGTTGGCACAAATAATCTGATTGACGGTACAAAATCATTTGTTGGTTCTGATTGGTTTACTTCTGCAACACTAGAAGATGAAAATATCTCTAATTATCCATTTACATTAAAAAAATGGATTAGTGGACAAAAAGTGTCGCATGCAAAAGACATCATTGTCGAGCAAGGTGTAACATACACTTTTAGTGCTTATGTTAAACGTGAGGTAGCTGGGGATTTATATTTTTATCTCTATGATATAGCAGATGGTTTTATTACTAGTAATACCCCACGAGAGACGATTATAAAAAACGTTGACTCTAGTCTCAGACGTTTTGAAATAACCTTTACACCAACTAAGACAGGTAAGATTAGACCACGGTTTGCGATGGTGTCATCGGAGCAAGGTAGTTTCAGCTCTGGTGGGTTTATGCTCGTTAGGGGAAATAAAACAGGCGACTGGCAGGAATCAGAAGCTGATAAAGCAAGTAATCTTGATTCAAAAGCTGACGGAGCGTTTACAGTTGAGCAACTAAATGCACTCGCTGAACGTGCTCGCATCGCAGAAGCTGAATTGCAATCTAAAGCAACATTAGACACAGTCAACGACTGGGTTAAAGCACTGCAAGACGAAATCAAAGCACGAGAGGGAGGACAAAAGTTATCAGAACAAAAACTGATAGACTTTTCTAATCGCATGATAGCAGTACAGCAAACAATTGGGGAGATGCAGATACGCACTGATTTTGTTAATAAATTTATGAGTCAGTCAGAGGACGGTCTTGTAATCGGACAAAAAGATGGAACGTCAAGCGTTAGAGTTGATAACGATCGCATCAGTTTTTACTCAAGTGGTAAAGAGGTTGCTTATATTGCTCAAAGTGTGTTAGTTATTGACAGCGGTATCTTTACAACTAAACTACAAATAGGGCGCTATCGTATTGAGCAATACGAGTTAAATCCGGACATAAATGTTGTTCGCTACGTTGGATAGGAAGGAGGTTAAATGACAACTTATTATAGTAACTCTGATAGGAGTTATCGCTTAACTTATATTGTTGACGAGGTTTCAACGTCGGTTGCAGACAATAGTAGTCAAGTAAGATTTAGGCTCTATTTGACTTCTGGTACTAACAGTTATGCTCAGTATAACTTCGGTGGATATGCTTGGGTGGGTGCTAAATATGACTTTAACGCACCTTCCTCTATCGGTTTTAACGGCAATCAATTATTGATTGACAAAACAATCAGAGTTCCGCATGATGCAGATGGAAACAAAACGGTCGTTGTTGCCGCTAAGTTATTAGGTCCAGGCGGATACGCACCTGGAACGCTAACAATACCAGACCAAAAATTTACGCTGACTAAAATCCCACGAACAAGCACAGTTGCGGTAAGTAGTGGTTATTTTGGGGATACGCTAAATGTCAACATCAATAAAACAAATGACAGTTTTACATACGATGTCAGATATAACGTTAACGGGATAACTGGCACAGTTGCTAGTGATATATCAGGCTCAACGACTTTTAAGACAAGCTTAGATTGGGCTAGTACAATTCCAAATGCTACTAGTACACCAGCTACAATTTATGTTGACACTAAATCGAATGGGTCGGTCATTGGGACATCAACAGGTATTTTTTATCTAACTGTACCTGATAATGTCAAGCCGAAAATTTCTAGTCTTGTTTTATCAGACACAAATCAAAAAGCATCTACAATTGTAGGTGCTAATAATTTTGTTCAGATAATTTCTAATCCAGTCGTTACATTTAATGGGGCTAGTGGTATTTATGGGTCTACAATCCAAAATTTTAACGCTGAAATTATAGGTAAAAACCAATCTACGCAGTCAAACGGTGGGTCACTTGGCATTTTAAACTTTAGTGGCAAAGCGACTATTAAAGCTACAGTTACAGATAGTAGGGGTAGGGTGTCAGACCCTGTGACAACAGAAATCAACGTTATACCATACTCCCCACCAGCTTTTAGTTTTACTGTCACACGTGCAGGTGCTAAAAATGACCAGTTAGTCGTCACTCGTAACGCTAAAATATCACCTCTTATTGTCAATGGTGTACAAAAAAATAAAATGACGCTGACTTTTAAAACAGCGCCACTCAATACGACGAGTTTTACAATAGACACGTCAAACGCAAGCGGCACATATACTACAGTCGCAGATTTAATTAACTCAACAGCTACGCTTAGTGGCTCGTATGGAGCTGACAAATCATTTGATGTCTACGGTTTGCTTAGTGATGTTTTTAGTGCAAGCGGAGGCGGTACACCCGTTAAACAAACGGTATCAACTGAGTCTTTTCCGCTGTCGTGGCATAAAAATAGTGTTGGAATTGGTACACTACCTAAAATCGACGATACAGGGTCTTTAAATGTCGCAGGAAATATTTATTGTGGCGATAAGCCAATCCAACAAAAACAACTCGCTCTTAACAACGGCGGTTCTTTTAGGCATGATACGACGGATTTAAATACTCTGCAAGATACAGGCTTTTATTGTGTTTTTAAAGGAGATAATAGACCAAGTGGTACTGGACCGGGCTATCTAACAGTTGTAAGACACGAGACAGCGAATTATGCTTATCAACAATTTTACGACCGCACAAATAAAACTATATTTACCAGAGTATTGGAAAATGGGGTTTGGAGTGGTTGGAGTGAGTACGCTAAAAAAGATAGCCTACCACAAGCTACACCGGCAATAGAAGATACTGGTTGGCAATCTATCGGAAACGGTTTTAATTACAGAAAAATCGGGAGTATGGTCACTATTAAATATGACTTTGCAACAAATGGAATAAACCAGTTTACGGTCGGTTCCATGCCAACGAATTTAATTCCAAACGAAATGATGTTTGCGGTTACTGTGTGGACTGTGCAATTAAATGTATTAAATATACAAGTTAGTGCAGACGGTCGCATTTTGTGGTTTAACCCGTCAAAATGGGCTGTCAACGTAAAAGGACAAATCAATTGGATAATATAAAAGGAGGAGTTATGCTAGATTTTTTGAATAGGTATCCAGTTTTACTGGAAGACAAGAGTGTAAAAGAGACTAAAGCGATTTTATCTTTTACATCTAGTACAATCAAAGCAAATTTTGAAGTGACGCTACCAGCGGAAGAAAACGACAAGAAGTTTGCTGAAACTTTAAAAACGTGTGAAAAGCTTATCTTTGAGCAACTTTACAAAGACAAAGCAGAAGCAGAACAATTTGAAAAAATTAATGACGCAATTGCTAAGTCAAAGGCGCAATCAGATAAAGCGGAAAATATGATTAAACTGATGTCAGCAACTGTTAACGATTTAATTAAGACGATGGCTGACGGAGGAAAATTAAATGATACAACGCTTAACAACGTTAGCGAAAATAGCAGTACACATATTTAAAAACAAAAAAGGAGAAAAAACAATGATGATTAATTACTTTGCAATGCAGATTGAACTTGGGTGGATTACTATTGATGATGTTCCTGCGTTTTGCCGTGAGCGAGTACGCAAACTAATCGAAGTTTCAACGGTTGGTACAGAAGAAAAATGAGGCAATGAATGAACATTGACATATTACAGATTGGCGCAGCAAGTGGAGCGATTTTATCGGTAATTGGATTGTGGGCGTTTGTCGTTAATCCGTTTAAAACTGCGATGCAAAAAAACGAAGATACAATGAGCGCCCTTAAAGACACGATAAAAGAGCTTGCTTACGAGCTAAAAGACTCACAGCGTGACCGAGAAAATATCCATAAAATCTTGGATATCCACGAGCAACGACTCGGAAAGACGGAAGACGACATCATCGTCAACAAGGAACAAATAAAAACATTATTTAATAGGAGAAATAAATATGATTAATTTAAAATTACGACTACAAAACAAAGTAACTTTGATGGCTATTTTAGGAGCTATATTTTTGCTAGCGCAGCAATTAGGTATTAAATTACCGTCAAATATTGCGGATATTGCAAACACAGCAGTAACGCTTTTGGTATTACTTGGAGTTGTTACAGACCCTACTACACAAGGAGTATCAGATAGCAGCCGTGCGCTATCCTACACAGAGCCAAAATAATAGGAGGATAAAATGAAAGCAATCACGAAAATAGCATTAGTACTAGTAATAGCAATATTATATATTCCGTTGTCAGTGATTGCTTTTTTTATTTATCCGTTTTATTTGATTTTTAAAGAGGAGGAGTAAATGCCAACATACCAAGAATATAAAAGCAGGTCAAATGGTAATGCTTATGACATCGATGGGTCTTTCGGTGCACAATGTTGGGATGGCTACGCAGATTACTGTAAGTATCTAGGACTGCCATACGCAAACTGTACAAATACAGGATACGCAAGGGATATATGGGAGCAACGTCACGAAAATGGTATCTTAAACTATTTTGATGAAGTGGAAGTTATGCAAGCTGGTGATGTTGCTATTTTTATGGTTGTTGACGGTGTAACGCCTTACAGTCATGTAGCAATTTTTGACAGCGATGCAGGAGGCGGATATGGCTGGTTTTTGGGGCAAAATCAAGGCGGTGCTAATGGCGCATACAATCTTGTAAAAATCCCATACTCCGCAACATACCCAACTGCCTTTAGGCCAAAAGTTTTTAAAAATGCAGTTACTGTCACAGGTAACACTGGATTGAATAAAGGAGATTACTTTATTGATGTATCAGCTTATCAACAAGCAGACTTAACTGCTACTTGTCAGCAAGCTGGCACTACTAAAACGATTATCAAAGTATCTGAGTCACTCGCTTGGCTGTCTGACAGGCATCAGCAACAAGCTAATACTAGTGACCCGATTGGTTATTATCACTTTGGACGATTTGGAGGAGATAGCAGCTTAGCGCAACGAGAAGCAGATTTATTTCTGTCCAATTTACCAAGCAAAAAAGTCTCTTACTTAGTCATTGACTACGAAGACTCTGCAAGTGCTGACAAACAAGCTAACACTAATGCAGTTATTGCGTTTATGGATAAAATTGCAAACGCTGGATATAAGCCTATTTATTACAGCTATAAACCATTTACGCTTAATAATATTGATTATCAACAAATTATAGCTAAGTACCCAAACAGTATTTGGATAGCTGGTTATCCAGACTACGAAGTACGAAAAGACCCACTTTGGGAGTTCTTCCCTTCAATGGATGGTGTGCGCTGGTGGCAGTTTACAAGTGTAGGAGTAGCAGGTGGTTTAGATAAAAATATTGTATTATTAGCAGATGATAGTAGCAAAGTTGATATACCTAAGATTGACAAACCACAAGAACCACAAAGCCAGCTTACTTTTAATCAAAAGCTAGATACTAACACTAAATTAGACAACTCAAATGTACCTTACTACGAAGCAACCCTTAGCACAGACTATTATGTAGAGTCTAAGCCAAACGCAAGTAGCGCTGATAAAGAATTTATCAAAGCAGGAACTCGTGTAAGAGTCTACGAAAAAGTAAATGGATGGTCACGTATTAACGCTTCTCAATCTAATCAGTGGGTAGAAGATGCTTACTTAATTGATGCAACAGATATGTAAACCAACAGAGCGACATAAATGTCGGTCAGTTAATGGTGTAAGTTACACCGCAACTAAAAAAACAATTTAGGAGGTAAAGCTCCGTGATAAGACAAACGCCCTCGCTTTGCGGGGGCTGTTTTTCTGTTATAGCGGACTTGTTAAAATTAGTCCATTAAAATAGACTTTTTACGAATAGATAAGTAGGAGGATAAAAATGCTAACATACGATGAGTTTAAACAAGCAATTGATAACGGATATATCGTAGGAGACGCAGTCACGATTGTGCGAAAAAACGGACAGATTTTTGATTATGTGTTACATGGTGAGGAAGTGAGACCGTGGGAGATTTTGACTGATGAGAGAGTAGAAGACGTGTTGAGGGAATTAGACTATATTAAATGA